GGTTGGTCATGGTCGTGGACCTCCGGTCCGGTCGAGGGTGCGGAGCATGGCGGCGCGGTCACGGTCCCGTTCCCGGCACCTTCGGGTCCCGTCCGTGATCCGCCACGCTTCGAGCGTCACGTCGAGGATGAGCACGACGACCGTCGCGCCGAGGAGCGCAGTCATGGTCCACCCCGGCGCGGGACGTACCGTCCGTCACGGAAGCGGTGCGGGTCCTGCGGGTGCGGGTCGTCGCCGTGGGCCCGATCGTCCATCGCGTCCTGCACCGCCTGGACGAGCTGTCGGCCGAGGAGGCGCACGGCGGGGTCGAGGCGCGGGCGCCCGGGCTCCGGGAGCGGCTGCCCGCACGTCGGGCACAGGTCGCCGCTCATGGCGCGGCCATCCGTGGCTCGGTCACCATCGCGTCGAGGAGCGCGTCGAGCCCGGCGCGGCCACGCACGCACCGCCAGTCCTGCCGGGCCGCCTGGAGGTCCCCGCCCCACGCCTGCTGTTCCGGGGCGAGCGGGCGCCCCTTCATCTTCAGCTCGATCCACCACAGGAGCCCGGCGTTGCCGTGGACCATCACGAGGTCGGGGAACCCGGCGCCGTCACCTTCGACGGCGGTGCGCCACCCGTATTTGGTGCGGGCCGACCGGAAGTGCGCGACGCGCCATCCGAGGAAGCGGGCGGCGTCCATGATCGCCTTCGTCATCTCCGCTTCGGTGGGCTCCGCCGCAACGGCGGCGCTCACGACACGCCGGACGGGAGCGATGCGATCCAAGACCGGAGGTCGACGTCGAGCACCATGCGGCGCGCACCGAGCTTCTTCGATGGCAGCTCGCCGGAGGCGACCAGCTCTTCGACCTTGGTCCGTCCGAGGCGGGTGATCGTCATGACCTCCGCCAGCGTCCACATCGCCGGAGCGGCGGTGCGGGGCTCCTCGATATCAGCCATTTCGGTGCCCTCGATTTCCCCTTGGGCGCCCGCCCGGGGCCAAGCATGGACCCTCCCCCCTGTGACCCGCTAGAGGGACAACCCATGTTCTTCGGTGGATTGCCCACACCGACCTGTGGACGGGCGCGGATGGTTGCTTTCGGAACGACCAGGGCCGGAACGCGGACCGGCCCCGCTCCTCGTCCGGCAGGGGAGGAGCGGGGCCGTGTCATGGCTCCGGAGGCGGAAGCTACTCGCCGACGGCCAGCTCCCGGAGGACCTCGTTGAGCGCCGTCACCCCGCCCGTGTAGGCGGCCTCCAACAGGTGGACGTACACGTCGCGGGTGATGGTCTCCGACGCGTGGTGCAGCACGCGCTGGATGACCGGGAGCGGGGTCCCGGCGGCGGCCAGGAACGAGGCGGCGGAGTGGCGGAGCATGTGCGGCGTGATGTGCCCGAGCCCGGCGGCCTCCGCGATCGCGGTCACCCGCTTCGTGACGTAGTCGGTCTTCAGGCGGCGGCCGTGGGCGTTCGTGAACACGAAGTCGTCGTGCTCGTCGCCCTCCGCCCACGTCCACGGGTACGCCAGGCGGGCCTCGGCCTGCGCCGTGCGCTGCCGGCGGAGCGCATCGAGGACCTGCGGCGCCAGCACGTCCGTCTCGACGGCGCCCGTCTTGGTCGGCCCGTAGACCTCCCCGCCCGCGCCGTCCCCGGCGATCGCGTTCTCGTAGCGCATCGTCCCGGCCTCGAAGTCGATGTGATCCCAGCGGAGCGCGAGGACCTCCCCGCGGCGCAGCCCGGTCCCGAGCATGACGAGCACGAGGGTCTCCCACTCGACGCCGTGCTCCGCCGCCGCCGCGAGGAGCCCGCGGGCCCGCTCCGGCGTGAGCATCTTCACCCGCCGCCGCCGGGCCGCCGCGCGCTCCGCCCGCGGGAGGCGCTGCCCCCGCAGCGCCTCGGTGACCCCGCTGCTGAGGCGCCCGTAGAGCACGGCGGCCTTCAGCGCCTTCGAGAGGGCGTTGCGAACCTGCTTCACCGACGACGGGCCACGCCCGGAGGCGGAGAGGGCGGCGAGGTACTTGTACACGTCGAGCGCCGTGAGGGCGTCGAGGCGCAGCGCCGCCAGCTCGGACGGGACGAGGTCCCGGGTGAGGTAGCCCTGCACCCCGGAGACCGTGTCCGCCGCGAGGCCCTCCGTGGGGAGGAGCTGCTCGCCGTAGAAGCGGAACCAGTCCCGCAGCAGTGCGTCCGGCCCCGGCGTGACCGGGCGGACCTCGAACGTGGCGGTGACGACCTCGGCGATGGCGGCGGCGGCGGCGGTCTCCGTGGACCGCACGACCGTCTTGGCGCGGCGCTTGCCGCCCTCCACGTAGCGGAACTGGCCGACCCACTTGCCGCGGGTCCGGTCGTAGAACACGGACGTACCGACCGGCGTCTCGATCTCGGTCCGGGCGGCCCCGGGCGTGACGTGATGCTCCCGGCGGAGGTCCACCAGCGCGGCCCGCGCCTCCGCCTCCGTGGCGTACCCCTTGGCCCGGCGGGTGCGGCGCCCGTCCTCCCCACGGACGTACACCTGGGCGACCCACGTGCCGCGGGCCTTGTTCTCGAACACGGAGCCCGACCCGATCGGGCCGTCCTCCGTGGTGCGGGGGCGGCCCCGGCGGGGTGTGTCTGTCGCGGTCATGGTTGCTGTCCTTCGTAGGTCCTCGGGGCAGTTACCCCGTGGAGTGGCTAACCGGCACTCTACAGGCTCCACGGGGCTTACCGGGGTCCCACGGGGTGTAGCGGGGCCATCCGGTCGTTGTCCAGGGAGTACGTCCACCCGGAGCGGTCCCCGCCGGACCCCGCTCGGCCCCGCTCGTCCCTCCCGGGCAGTTCTGGGGGTCAACCGGGCTCCCGGACATCAGCCCTGGTAGATAGGCACAAGGCGCCGAGGAGTTAGCCCGGAGAGTTAGCCCGGGGAGTCCGAGTGCCGAACGGAGACGGGCTGTGGCGCAGTTTGGTAGCGCACCTGGCTGGGGGCCAGGGGGTCGTGGGTTCGAGGCCCACCAGCCCGACCGGGGCCGGGAGACACGGGCGGTGGCTCCCGGCCCCTTCCGCCCGGGCCGCGGGCATGTGCCCGGGAGGCCACGGAGAGGTCGCTGTGCGATCGTGTGCGCCTCGCAGAGCTGCCCGGTGCCTGAGCGTGGCTCATCCGGCGGCGCAGACCGCTACGACGATGTCACCGTCGACCGGCTGGCGTTGGTGGAGGCTGACGTGCTCGATGTGGAACCCGGGCGGGCAGAACGGTCCCGGCGGCCCGGCGGCGCCCGGGGTTCCCGGCGGGCCTGCTGGTCCGGGGTCCCCGGTCGCGCCGTCCGCTCCGGGCGGCCCGGTCGGTCCGGCGGAGCCGGTAGGTCCTTGAGCGCCGGTCGGTCCGGTCGCGCCCCGGGCGCCCCGGGCGCCGGGAGGGCCGACCGCGCCGTCCGCTCCGGCGGCCCCGTCGAGCCCGTCCGCGCCGGGCGCGCCGTCGAGCCCAGGCGCGCCGTCCGCTCCGGGCGGTCCCTGCTCGCCTCGTGGTCCGGGAGGCCCGGTCGGGCCGGGAGGCCCGGCGGGACCCTGCGGTCCGGTCGGGCCCGGGATGATGCCGACGCCGGGCACGGTGGCGGCTGGGGGGGCCTCCGTGTCGACTCCGACGGCGACCTGCCAGGCGAAGGTCCCGCCGACGATGACGGCGCTCGTGGCGGCGCTGGCGGCGAGGATGCGGATCGCCTGGGTCGGGGTCACGGCGGCGGGGTCGGCCGCGACGACATCTCGCTCTTGCCGGCGATCAGGCCGAGGAGGGCGCCGATGATCGTCGTGACCGTCGACGTCAGGGTGTCCACGATGGCGGTCGTGTCGGTCGCCGGGTCGCGAATCTCGATGACGGCGATGGTCGCGCCGGTCGCCAGGATCGAGACGGCCACCACGACCGTGAACGTGAGCACGATGAGGTCGGTGACGCTCCGGGCGGCGAGGAGCGTCATCACCGGGTGGGCCGCCGGGGAGGAGTCCTCGCCGGCCATCAGGGCACGGTCGTGGGGAGGCTGTCGAGGAACGGCGCCCAGCCGGGCTCCAACACGATCGGGTCGGGCTCGCCCGGAGTGGCCGAGATCCAGCCGAGCTGGGCGACGCCTTGCCAGGCGACGTCCGGGGTGGCGATCGGCGTCTTGAACGTCGCCGTGTCGGTCACGAACTGGGCCTGCGAGTTCGGGTAGAGCACCAGGTACAGACGCACGTCGTCCTCCTCATCGGGGTCGGGTTCGGGGATGATCGAGGGAGTGTCGTCGAGCATCTCGGGGACCGAGCGGGTGTCGGCCCAGCGGGTGTCGATGCACTCGATGTGAAGCCAGAGCGCCCACGACTGGCCCATCTGGGAGCCCGGGGTCTGGTCCCGCCAGCCGCACTCGGGCGAGATTTGGGAGGGGCGGCCGGACAGTCCCGGGGGTCGCCAGATGCGGCAGCCGACGTAGTCGTGGATCGCCTGGATGCCGAGTTCGAGCGAGTCGTTGAGGAGCCTGGGGAGGACCTCGTCGAGCATCCGCTGACGGCCCGGGCCGGGGTCCTGGTAACGCCAATCGGTCGCGGCTCCTGAGCCGTGGCTGGACGGGGAGCTGCCGCCGACGATGGGCCGGGCCACGTAGCAGCCGAGGTCCTGGCCGCCCCACGTGGAGCGCAGCCAGGAGGACCATGTGAGGCAGATCGGGGCGCAGCGGAGCGGGTCCGGCTGGAGCGGCGCTGACTGCCAGTTCCGGAAGCTGGTCTGGACGGTCACGGCTCGTCGGGCGGTGGCTCGACGTGGTCCTCGTCGGGGACGTTGTCGGGCTCCGGCTCGGGCTCCGGGGTGACGGGTTCGGTGCTCACGGCGGGTCCTCCTCTTACGGGGTGTTGTGGGCCTGGACGGCGGAGAGGATCTCAGAGTCGGAGATGACGGCGGGGTCTCGGCCGGGGTTGGGCACACCGCCGACGACGGCCGAGGAGTAGGCGTCGGAGAACCCAGGCGAGGCGGCGAGGAACCAAACGTTGGCGAGCGCCCACTCCCTCGGCTGCTGCTGGTCGACGAGGTCGACCTCGACGGCGGCGCACGCCGCGATGCGGAAGATGAAGTCGTTGTCCTGTGATAGCTGTGACTGGTCCCAGTAGGCCATGGGGGTTTCTTCCCTTCAGGGTCGGATCGAGTAGCGGAAGTCGAGGAAGACCGAGGTCCCGTCGCGGACCTGCATGTTGCCGTCAGCCGCCAACACGAACCCGGTCACCGCGATGTTGCCGACGCCGGACTTCCACGCCGAGCCGAGGAACTCGAAGTCGAACGGCGGCGGGACCGGCAGCCAGCAGATCGCCGTCGCCGGGGCGCCGTTACCGACGCTGCCGCGGACCTGCAGCTCATCGCCGACGACGCGCTGCGCCAGCGTCGTGCTCGACCACCCGTTGTAGAGCGGGGTGAGCGGGTGCCACGCGTCGCCGGACGTGAACGGGCGCACGTCGCGCAGCGCACTGCCGACGATCTGCGCGATCGGGGTTTCCCAGATGCCGGTCGGTGACTGGTTCGGCGTCGTCGCGCCGTCGCGGTAGATCAGGTCGGCGGTGTTGGCGGCGGGGTCGAAGCGGACCACGGTGAGCCCGTTGGCGGTGACGGTGAGCACCTGGTCGCCGAGCAGCTCGCAGTAGTGACCGTCGACCCATGCGGCACCGGCCTTGATGGTCAGGTTCGTGCCGGCGAGCGTCGGCTTCATCTCGGTCGACACGCCGGACGCGACACCGGTCGGTGTCCACAGTCGGCCCATCTTGCGCCAGCGGGCCTCGGAGGAGACGGAGCCATCAGCGCCATCGGTGGGCCACACGTTCATCGCGACCATCGTCAGATCCTTTCGAGCTGGCGCACCCGCCGGTCGAGACCGGCGAGCGAGCGGAACAGGGCGAGGTCGCCCGCCGGAGCCCCGACCGAGGGGACCACGGTCGCACCAGCATCGTCCAGCGTGACGTGAACCTCCCGGATCTGGTCGATGACCGTGAGCCCTCCGGCGATCACGGTCACGGTGTCCCCGAGCGTCCAGTCCCGCCCGAACGCCTGGCCCTCCGAGTCGAGCGGGACGAACACGACGGTCACAGGGGTCACGCCGGAGGCGAGCGCCTCGGTCGCTGACTTGTCCAGCTCCGCCACGTCGGACGTGTCGCGGCGGTCCTCGAAGGTCTCCACGAGGCCCCACGTCCCGATCGAGCCCGCGTCGGCGGCCTCCCGGATGAGGCGGGCCGCGCCCTGCCCGGCCCCGGCCACGACGACCTTGTTGGCGGTGGCGGCCTCCGCCGTCATCGTCCACCCGGCGAGGGTCTCCAGCCCGGCGGAGAACACGGCGCCCCGGTTCGCCGCCGCGTACACCCGGAACGACAGGTCGACGACATCGAACATGAGGTCATACGGGCGCGCCGTGTCCTGGCACAGCGTGAGGAGGTTCTGCCAGCGGGCCGACACGGTGATCGCCGGCCCCGCCGGGGCCGGGACCGGGACGGCGAGCCCGGGCACCCGCCGGGCCGCCACGGCGGACGGTCCGGCGTTCACCCGGACCAGCTCGGCGAGCACGGTGGCGGCGGTCCCGGTGTGCACGTCGTAGGCGGTCGTCGCGTACGGCGGCGCCGCGGTGCCCGGCTGCGGGTGAGCGTTGCGGCGCTGGAGCCAGACCGTGTCATCCACCCCGGACACGTCGAGCATGTCGCCGTCGACGTCCACGGTGCGCTCCAGATGCACGACCGGACCGGAGCGCCAGATCGAGTGGTCGAGCACGACCTCGAGCCGAGCGAACGTGTCGGTGAGGAACCACTGCCCGGCCTCCGTGTCCGATGGCACGGTGACTCGCCACGTGGACACGTCGTTGGCCCGGGCGATGACCTCCGCTGACTCGTAGGGGTCCACCGCCGCCTGGCGGGTCCCGACCCGGTCCGTGACGTACAGCTCCCAGGCGTTCACGCGGCGAGCCACCGGTTGCGCCAGGTGAACGTGACACGGCTCGCCGCCGTGGCGGAGGCGAACCCGATCGAGATGCGGTTAGGGCCGGGCACGAGCGGCCACAGCACGGAGTCGTCGGCGAGGCGGCCGAACACGTTGGTCCCGTCGAGGCGGGCCGCCTTGTGGCCGGGGCGGTGGTCCACGATGAGCGTGGAGCCCGCCGCCATCGCGCCCGGGAACGACCAGTGCAGCCCGGTGGTCTGGTTCGTCACGTTGAGGTCCGTGCCCGGCCCGAGCGTGGTGATGACCGGCCAGGCGTCCACGTCGCCGGGGTTCGTGACCGTGACGGCGGCGAACACGTCCGAGGCGCCGAGGCGGAGCGGCTGCGCGGCCCACGTCCCGGCGAACGGGAACCAGGTGAACGCCGTCGAGTTGATCGTCGCCACCACCGCCGACTCGGTGGCGTCCTGCCAGTACGGGTCGGCGGCCCGGAACGCGAGGGTGCCGAGCTCCCCAGCGAAGTCGAACTGCTCGGCGAGGTCATCGAGCCCGGCCTCGTAGGCGCACACCAGCTGGCGGCCCGCGTGGGCGCCCTGCACGACGGTGAGGGTCCCCTCGCCGCGCACGGGGTCGAGCGCCCGGGCCCAGCGCCGCAGCTCGTCGCGTCCGGTGGCCGGGCCGGGGAACACGACGGGGAGCGTGAGGAGCCGTTCGTCATGGCGGGCGTGGCGGAAGCGTCCGCCCATCGACTGCGGCACCCGCACCGTGAAGAGCGACACGGGAGGCATCATCCGCGCCTTCGCCTCGGCGCGCGTCACGAAGCGGATCGTCTCACCCGCCGCGCTCCGCCACTCGTGGGTCTCGCAGTCGGCGTCGGGCACCCACGGGTCGAGGAGGCTCACCGCAGGCCCGCCATCAGCTCCAGGCGGCGGAACCCGTACGCGATGTCGGAGGCGTCCGCCGTGCGCGGGTAGAGGTTCAGGGTGTAGTGCCCGCCGCTCTCCTCCGCCACGATGGCCCGCAGCAGCGCCTCCGGGGCCACGATCTCGGTCTGCCCGCCCTCACCGCCGAGGAAGAGCGTCGGGGACGTGAGCACGCCACCCGCCGCCAGCTTGGGGAGGTCCGGGAACCCGATCACCTGGCCGCCGAAGCTGCCCCCGCCGATGGTGCCGAGCCCCGGGATGCTGACGGACGGGATCGTCACCGAGGGCACCCGGAACTCCAGCCCGTTCCACGCCCCGATGACCGCGTTGATCGGGGCCTTGATCGCGTTGACGACCGAGGTCACGGCGGTGCGGATGCCACCGATGACGGAGTCGATGGCCCCGGCGATCGAGTCGAACTTGTCCTTGACCCAGTTGTAGGCCCCGGTGGCGGCGTCCTTGATGGTCCCGAAGAACCCGGAGATGGCGGAGGCGGCGGCGGAGATGGGCGCCGTGATGATCCCCGTGAGGGACTGCCACGTCCCGTTCAGCCAGTTCCACACGGCCTGCGCCGCGCCCTTGATGGTGTCCCAGTTGTCCACGATCAGCTTGACCGCGAGGCCGAAGGGTCCGGTGATGACGGCGAGGAGGGTGGGCCAGTTCGCCTTGATCCAGTTCCACACGAACTGGACGGCGCCGATGATGGCGTCCCACGTGGCGGTCGTGGCGGCGACGATGGTGTCCCAGTTGTGGATGATGAGGTACGCCACCCCGGCGATGACGGCGCCGATCGCGATGAACGGCGCCGCCGCGACGATGGTGGCCGCGGCGGCGGCGGCGGCCCCGGCGACCCAGGCGATGAACACGGGGATCAGGGTGATGCCGAGCGCGACGAACCCCGCCGCGATCCCGGCGAGCACGGCGAGGACGATGTCCTTGTGGTCGGTGATCCAGCCGAACGTGGCCGACATGGCGGGCATCAGGGTCCCGGTGAAGAGGGTCGCCAGCGTCGTGATGACCGGCAGGAGGGCGGAGCCGATCTGCTCCTGGAACTCCCCGAAGGCGATCTTGGCGGCCCGCATCCGCCCGGCGGTGGAGTCCGCCGCGGCGGACGCCTGCCCCTTGAAGGTCTCCGCCATGTTCGCCATGATCTGGTCGAGCGAGAGGCTGTTGCCGGCGGCGTCCTTCGTCGCCACGCCGAGGCGGCCGAGGGCTCCCGTGTTGCCGTTGGCGGCCTTCATCATCGCCTCGGTCACGGTCGAGAGGTCCTTGCCGGTCCCCGCCGCCACGTCGGTCGCCAGGGTGAGCGCGTCCTGCGCCTTCCCGGTGTCCTTGAACCCGCGGGCCAGGGTCGCGAGGGCCGGGCGGAGGTCATCGTCCGCGATGGCGGCCTGCTGGGACAGCTTCGAGATGAACGACTCGGCCCCGGCCACCTGGGCGTCGGTCGCTCCCGCCGTGGTCTTGAGTGCCTGCGCGAGCTTGGCCTGCGCCTCGGCGTCGGCGGCGGCGGCCTCCACGCTGGCCTTGCCGAAGTCGATGACCTCCTTCGCCGCGAACGCGGCGCCGAGGGACAGCGCGGCTTTCTTGGCGAACGACCCGATCGAGGAGGTCATGCTCGTGGACGCCTTGTCCACGTCGCCGGTCATCTTCGACGTGTCGGCGAGGAACTTGACTAGGACGCTCGGGCCGGAGGCCACGGGGTCACCTCTTCCGCTTCGCGGCCCGCTCCCGGGCCTTCACCTCGTCGCGCATGTAGAGCACGAACGCGTGATACGTCTCGTCGTCCATCGCGTAGACCTCGCCCGGGCTCATCCGCCAGAAGCGGCAGAAGCCGGCAAGCTCCCGGGCTCGGAGAGCTGCGTAGGGTCCGCGGGACGGGAGGGCTCCTCCTCCGGGATGCCCTCGACGTCCTCACACTCTTCCCAGTGCAGGTCGGGGATCGACTTGCGGAGCTGCATCCAGATGAGCGTCTGGATGCGGTCGGCGCCGTCCGCCGCCTCCCCGCAGAGGTCATCGAAGGAGCGCCCGGTCTGCGCCCGCAGAGCGCGCTGCGTGCCCGGGGACGGGATGCGGCGGGCCACGGCGGCGGACAGCGTCACGGCCTCCGGGAGCACCCGTGGGGCGGTCCCGTTCGATGGCGGCGGAACGGTGATCACTGGCTCGGTGTTGACCATGAGAACCTCTCGATCGAGTGGTCGGCGGCCTCCGATGCGGCCTGGGCGAACTGCTCCTCGGGTTCGAGGGCGGTCGGGTACACGTAGCGGCCCTCCGGGATGTACTCGCGGCCACGGCTCCCGCCGAACTCGATCCAGCCCGCGTAGACCACCCCGGCGCCCATCGAGACCTCGACGCCTTCATCGCCCTCCGCCGGGCCGGACGTGACGGAGCCGGCGAGGGTCCCGGTGAGCACGGGGACACGGGCGCGCACGGAGTCCGCGACCTGCTCGGCGAATGGGCCGGAGGCCTTCGTGACCTCGGCGGGGAGCTGGTCCGCCCACCGCCGGAGGTCCGCCGCGGCCTGAGGTCCGCCGACGGCCTCGATCGTGGCCGCGCCCGTGTCCGTCACGGCGCCGGGACGATGTTGGTGATCGGCACGTCGAGCCAGCCGGAGATGGACCACTCCAGGTCGAAGCTGGAGGCGTCCCCGATGTCGCCGGAGAGCGGCGAGAACGGCTGGGGGATCAGGTCCCCGGTGAACTCGGGGTTGGTCGCTGAGATCGGCTGTCCCGAGTTCGGCAGCACCGTGAACGGGACCGGGGCGCGCCCGGCCACCGCGGCGGTGAGGACCTCGTTGGTGCCCTCGGGGTCGAACGAGTGGTACAGGCTGGCCTTCAACTTCCACTTGATGGTGCCCGGGTACTCCTTGGTCCCGCAGGCGGTCTTGACCTCCACCGTGGACACGTCGGGGTTCAGCTCGATGTGCGACATGAGGCACTTCAGCTCGGCGCCGTCGATGGTGAGCGACGGGCTGTACAGGATGACGGGCTCTGGCTCGGCCATGAGCACTCCTCTCAGGTTGTGACCTTGACTCGGAACGTGAGGCGGGCGGCGAGGTAGCTCGTCTTGGCGATCACGAACACGCGGGGACCGCCGACCGACTCCAGCGGCCACGCACCGCCGGACGTGCGGAGCCGGTTGATCGTGTACGTCACCAGCTCCTCCAGGGTGGCGATCCCGGCGCCCGGGACGAGGCGGGTCGACACGGCGGTCACGACGATGCGCCCGGAGTACAAGCAGCCGGTGTCGGGTGTCATCCACGGCTCGGCCCAGCCGAGCATGAGCGCCGGAGGCGTGATGGCGTCCACGAGGTCCACGAGCACGACCGGGTCGCCGTCATCCACGGGGGCGAGGGCGGCGGCGAGCTTGGCCCGGGCGTCGAGCAGCGCGGTCACGCCACACCCCAGCGCTGCTTGAGCGGGGTGAGCGCGGCGGCGTGACGCTCGAACCCGGAGACCGGCGCCGGGAGCACCCCGGTCTGGTCGAACCCGACCCCGCCGTTGTAGGTGTCCGGCGCCTTGAACCACTCCACCGCCCGGTTGACGTTGGTGCGAACGGCGAGCGCCGGGGCCGGGACGGGGAGCGGGTCCACACGGTCCAGCTCGTGGTCGATCTCGGCCGCGGCCGCGTCGAGGCACGCCTGGAGCAGCTCGGCGGCGGTCGTCGCGAGACGGTCGTCGCCGAGCGCCGTGGCGAGGTCCGCGGGCTCGGCGTAGGCCATCAGGGCGCGACTCCTCCGACCCAGGACGAGCCGCTCCAGGTGACCCGCCCGGGCGCGCCCGTCAGCTGCGTCTGGACGTACTGGCCCGTGGTCCACGGGGTCGCCGGCGAGGCCACGATCCCGGTCATCCCGGCGAGGTTCTTCGGGATGTCAGTCCCGGGCGGAGTGAACGTGCCCGGGATACCGGCTGTGGCCCCGGTGGCGTCCGGGACGTTGTCCGCGGCCCAGCACGGCTCCAGCCCGACGCACTCCTTGTTCGGCATGTCGTAGTACGTCACTCGGGCTCCTCCGGCGCAGGCTCCGGCTCGGGCTCCGGCGCTGGCTCCTCCGGCTCGGGCTCAGGCTCGGGTTCAGGCTCGGGCTCAGGTTCGGGCTCGGGTTCGGGCTCGGGGGTCTGGTCCTCCCAGCCAGGCCAGTCATCCGGCCGGGCGGACGGGCGAACGACCTGCTGGTTCGGCTGCGACCAGCGCCACTCGCCGTCGTCTCCGGTGGCGGCGGGGACCGCCTCGGTGGCGGCCCCGCTCACGGCGCCTTCGTGATCTTGACGACCCCGGTGGGCTCCAGGACCGGCAGGGCGAAGTAGCCCGCATACGCGACCTGGACGCCGAGGACGGAGGGCTCGACGACCTGCAGGGCGCCGATGCGGTCCTCGTAGCACTCGACCGAGTTCGACGCGATGACGAGCGCGGTCCCCGCCGCGAGGGCGCCGGACACGACCGGGGTGATCCCGGAGATGGCGGGCTGCGGTCCCTCCGTGATGGCCCCGGCGTTGAACCCGGACGACTGGGCGTTCGTCGGGTTGACCGGCGGGAACAGCGGCCCCATGAGCACGAGCATGTCCGGCGCCATCGCCAGGATGAGCCGTCCGATCGGGGTGCGCGCCGTCCACATGTTGCCGAACACGAGACCGGCGGCGGCCCACAGGGCGGCGGTGATGTCGCCCGCCGTGGGCGTCGCGGGGAGCGCCGGACCGGCCACCGCGGCGGCGCCGAGCACGGTCCCGGTCTCCTCCTCCGTCTCGAAGGCGTACTCCGAGGTGAGGTCACCGATCACGATGTCGAGCACCTGCGGCTGGGACCAGTCCACGTTCTGGCGGGCCACGTTGACGTAGCCGCCGAAGGTGTCCGCCTCGATCGGGATCTTGCCGATGATCATCTTGCGGCTGGGCAGCTCGGTCTTCTCAGCGGTCTGCTTGCCGACCTGGGTGTGCTGCGTGATCCGGGGCCGCGACCACGACCCGGACGGGAGCTGGCGGGGCCCGAGCGCGGATACCAGCGGGCGGGCGAAGTCGAGGCTGGCGAGGATGGGTCCGAGGAGCGTCTCGGGGAGCAGGCCAGGGTTGTCCGCCGTGGTCTGGTGGGCGGCGGCCCGGTGGAACACTTCGAGGCGCTCGGCGGCCTCCCGGTTCCCGATCCCGGCGCGGATGTACTCGTTGATGTAGGCCCCGGCGGAGCGGTACTCGACGGGTCCGACCCCGGCGCGGTGGCGGGCGCCGACGATCTCGCCGTTGATCTCGTGGGACCGTGCCCGCGACTCGATGGCGATCCGGGAGGTCTCGCGCAGCGGGGTGAGCTGCTCGTTGAGCGCGCCGATGCGGGCGCGGGCGGAGCCGACCAGCTCCATCTCCTGGCTGTTCAGGTCGCGTCCGCGACCCTCATCGGCCTGTTGGGCGTTGGCGATCAGGCCTTCGATGAAGGCGTTGCGCTCCTCCAGCTCAGAGTCGAGCCGGGCGATCATCGCGTCAGTCTGCGCGGGCATTGGGTGACTCCTCTACGGACACGGGGATGTGTGTCGGCAGGGCTTCGTCACCCGCTACTCCGGCCCGCTGCTCGCGGTGAGGCTCCTCCGGAGGTAGTGGCGTCGCGGCTACTCGGCGGTCATCGTAGACACGCCCGGTCGGGCCGGGTCAACGACCGGCCATCCAGGCGAGGACCTCATCGAGGTTGGGGGTCGGCACCCGGACCGGTGTGTCCACCGTGACGGCGGCGGAACGGACCGCGAGGACACGGCCCTCGTAGGCGCCCTCCGGGACCATCGCGACGTGATCGAGGAACGCCCGCGACACCCGCCGCCGGGAGCGGCCATCGGTCCACCGCTCCCCGCCGGGCATCACCGCGAACCCGACCGATGCCTCCAGCGCCTCGTCCTCGGCCAGGCCGAGCGTCTCGTCACCGAGCGGGGTGCGGGCGATGCGCAGCTCACCGACGAGTCCCTCGGTCCGCGACGGGTGAAGAGCGAAGGCGCGGCCCACGGTCCGGGCCACGTCATGGTCCCGGTTCACCTTCACCCGGTTCGCCCGTTTCTCGACCCCGGTGAACGCGCCCGGGGCGTGGGACTCCAGCACGGGGCGTCCGTGGATCATCACCGCCGCCTCCGTGTCGTAGGGCATGAGAACCAGCTCGATGGTCCGCTCGGCGTAGCGGACCTCCATGTCGGCGACCGAGCGGAATTCGATCGGGGACGCCGGGCGGACCTCAGGCTGCTGCTCATCGGTCATAGGACTGCTGCTCCCTCGGGCATCTCACCCGTCACGCGGTACCGCTCGATCGCCTGCACGTCCTCCGCCGTGACGACACCGATGCGGATCAATATCTCCCACATCTCGGCGCGTGTCTTCGGGTCCGGCTGCACGTAGGCGTCCCGGTTCAGCTCGACCACCCCGGAGCCCGGGAGGAGCCAGTTCGACAGGGCCGCCATCGGGATCGACGCCCGGGGCCGGAGCCCGGCGCGCCAGTGGTAGTCGAAGAGCGACAGGACGTTGCTGTACGTCATCGAGTCCCCGCCGGACGGGAGACCCATCAGGAACGGGGGGACGCCGAGGAGGACCACGATCCGGGACTCGTTGAACTGGAGCAGCTCGACCAGCGCCATGTCCTTCGGGGACATCATCGACGCCTTCCACGTCACCCCGCCGGAGAGCACGGCGGGGAGCCCGAGCCCGGACAGGCGGGCCGTGATCCACTGGTGCTGGAGGTCCGCCGCCTGCTCGGCGTCGAGCCGGGAGGGCACCTCGAGCACCGAGGCGGGGATGCCACCCTGCGTCGCCATCCCGGTCATGTGCATCGTGAGCATCCGGGCGGCGACGAGGCGCTGGCGTCCCGCCTCTAGCGGGCCGTGGCCGCGGGCCTCCCCGACCGTGATCTTGTAGGGCACGTGGAGCATGTCCTCGGTCACGTCGACGGAGCCGATCGAGTGGCGGCGGCGCCCGCCGACCATGTCGACGTTGACGAACCAGGGCTCCACGACGTGGAAGCGGGCCGGGAGCCCGTTCGAGTAGCGGGCCGTGCAGAGCACGAACGCCTCGCCCATCTGGTAATCCCAGAAGTACTGCTTGGCGAACTCCTCCCACGAGTTGTAGAGGTCCGGGTCGGGGTTGTCGATCCAGCTCGTCGGCGTGGACGGAGCCACCGCCACGAGGTACGGGGGCATCGTCGCGAGGAGGTTCGAGTTGAGGTCCAGCGCGCCCCACGCGGTGTCGGCCACGTCGTTGAGGCGGCCCCACCAGTTCGGGGTGTCCCACTCGCCGGGCCATCCGGACCATGGCATCGCCCGGGGCGGCCCGCTCCCACGCCAGTCCCCGCGGGGCGGGCCGGACACGATCTCGACCCCGTTCGGGTCGCCGGGACGAGCGTCAGGAGGGCCTACGGTCGCCGGAGGAACGTCCGCCGGATCATTCGCGTTCGGTGGGGCATCCCACGCCGAGCGATGCTCTACGACGAGCCCGGACGGCAGGCGTGACTCCACTGGGTGACCGAGGCTAGCCCTCGGTCTCCGCCGGGTCGTTGACTCAGAACCCTTCCGCCTTGGCGCGGGCGTGGACACGCTCGATGATGGGTGAGCGGATCGAGCGCACGGCGTTGCATTCCATCCCGAGTTCGTCCACCGCCGGGAGCGCATCCCAGTCGATGTCGGTGCGCCGAATCAGGCGGGTGTCGAACCCTCGCCAGTTGCCCCGGATGACGTGCTGCGGACGCTTGAACCGGCGGCGGGTCTCCACGACGTGAGGCCACTGGCGCTCCAGTGCCCGGGCCATCCGCAGCCGCCCGTCATCGAAATACGAGAGGGCCTCCGTGTTCCCCCCGGCCATCTTCATCGTCGTGCGCTTGTGGGCCATAAACACGTTCAGCGCGACCGTGCACCAGCCGCCGGCGAGCGCCTGGAGACACAGGTCGGTGTCCTCGTTGTAGCGGCCCCGCCACCGGTAGGGCATGGCGTGGTTGATGAGCGTGCACGAGTACACGTGGACGTTCAGGAAATAGGGCTTGCGCTCCTCATCCGAGACGAACATCTGATAATTCAGGCCGGACACGCCGACGTTGGTGTAACGCTCGGAGAATTCCTCGCACACCCATAACCCGATCCCCGAGTTGCACGGGATGCGCTTGCCCGCATAGAGGCGGCGCACGTCGAAGATGTTGTCGTCGAGCTGCCAGTGGCGGGTGTGGCCCTCCGCCTCGGCGTGCTCACGAATCCAGTTCCGGGCCGGGATGACCGACCCGGCGTCCGAGAATGGGAGCACGAGCACCTCGGCCTCCGGGTACAGCGCCTCGTAGGCGGCGGCCTCCGAGCGCTCCACCACGAGGCGGAACGGGACCCCGTCCGCGGTGAGGAACCGGGCGGTGCAGTAGGCGTCGCGGCGCGCCCGCCCCTTGCTCGGGATGTAGATCGGGAACCGGGGCACCCGCCGCGGCGGAGCACTCACAGCGGGTCCCCGTAGGTGTCGCAGTGGTAGCACGGGCCGTCGGTGCGGTGCTTGACCCCGGCCAGTTCCATCGTCGTGCGGGGCGCGAGGACGTGCTCGCCGCAGACGCATCGACGGGCGCCGAGCCGCCACCGGATGAGGCGGACGCGCCGCCGCACGGCGCTGAGGCCTACTCGAAGCGGAGGCTCGCCAGATCGTTCATCGCCTTCGGTGGATACCACGTCGTCCAGACCTCACCTTTCTTGCGGAGGATCGGGTACTCGCCGCCGAGCACGTCCGCCAGGAAGCGGTCCCGGTCCGTGAGGTCCTGGAACCGGATCGTGATCCGCGGCTCGGGGTCCGCGCCCTCCAGCCCGGGGAGCCCGAGCCACTCCCCGGCGGCCTCCAGGTCGGCCAGCTCCGACGTGGGCCGGGTGACGAGCGCGAGGGCGGCGAGCTGCTGCTCGGAGAACCCGGTCCCGAGGAGGAGGTCCCAGTCCTCCGACGCCAGCTCACGGAGCAGCTCGGTCAGCTCCCGGTCGTCGACGTCCCCGAGGTTGGCGATCTCGTTGTCCCCGGTGAGCACCTGGAGGGCGCGGGCATCATCCGGCCCGATGTCGAGACGGATCACGGGGACCTCCTCCCACCCGAGACGGCGGGCCGCGAGCACGACCCCGTGCCCGGCGAGGATGGTCCCGTCGCGGGCGATCACGATGTTGCGGTAGAACCCGTGGAGGCGGAGCGACTGCTCGATGTGGGCGAGCTGGTCCTCCGGGTGGGTCCGGTAGTTCCGCGGGTGCGGGCGGAGCGCGTCCACCGCCACCCGGACCACCTCGTGCGTCGCTGTCACCGCGGGCGATCGTAGGACGCGGACCGGCCCCGGGAGAGGTTCCCGGGGCCGGTACAGGTTCACGAGGCGGAGACGATAGCACAGCGACCGCTCCCGGGCGTTACGCGTCGTCCTCCGTGCGGTCCACGAGCCCGAACCGGGACCAGTCCGGGCGGGGCTCCGTGACGATCACCGCTCCGGCGTCCTCCGCCACGGTGAGGACCCACTCGGCGGCGGCGCGTGGAATGTCGAGCGTCTCCCCGTGGCGCCCGGTCCCGCCGGTCACCACGACGTTCCCGGCGAGCCAGTCCCGGCCGACCGTCATGCAGCCGTACACGTCCCAGCGAATCCACACGTCCATCGCCAGCCGGTTCACGGGGAGGCGGAGCGCCTTGCCGTCCTCGTTGCACCAGATCGTCACCGACTCGTGAGACGGGGCGGCCTCGATGTAGCCGCCGATGATGGCCTGCAGCTCGGGGAGGGCGCCGTTGAACGGCTCCACCCGGTACGTGTAGAGCGGGTCGTCCCCGACGTGCTCCACGATGATGGCGACGCCCCTCACGCCAGGTACTCCGGGTGAGACAGGGCGAACTCCTCGGCGTCCGCCAGGTACGGCGGCCAGGAGAGCCCAAGGGCCTCGCTGCTCCGCCGGGCCTCCCGGACGTACCGGGCGTCGAGGTCCTCCAGGGACGTCAGCGGGTCCGACAGCTCGTCGGCCACGTTGAAGTACGCCCGGAAGTCCGCCAGCTCCCCGCACACGCACTCGGCGTTCGGGTTCCGGCGGGCGGCGCACGAGGGCCGGCAGTCCGGCAGGTCCCGGACGCGGCGGCGCCGCCCGGTCTCCCGGGCGGCGCTCTTGGCGGGGTGCTGCTCCCCGGTCACTTGGCACCGGCCTTGGCGGCGCTCTTCTTGGCGGCGGCCTTCACGGCCTTGGCCGGGAGGGTGGCGGCGGGGGAGCCCTTGGCCTCCCACGCCTTCATCCGGGCGGCGTGCACGTGGTTGGTGTGCTCGCCGTCATGGCGGACGCACCGCACCGCCTTACGGGCGGAGCACGTGGGGCAGCCGAGCGTGGCGACGGCGGACTCCCCGTGCGGGTGCGTCGTCTCGTTCCGGCGCTCCGCCGCGGGGCGGGCCTTCCGGGTGGGCTCCGTGGCCGCGATGGCCTCGACCGCCTCCACGACCTCCTCGTGGGTCTCGGCGGCCTCTAGGGCGGCGGACGCCCTCCGGGCGGCGGCCTTCAGCGCACGGGACTGGCTCGCCAGCTCGGTGCGGAGGCTCGCGGCCGCCTTCACGTACTCGACCTTGGCGGCCTCCGTGTGGTCCGCGAACGTGCAGTCCGAGAGCTTGCAGGCGGCGGCCTTCGTGTGGAGCTGCGGGGTCCGCCACTCCAGCGGGTCCGTCGCGACGTAGGTCTCGGGGTGAACGTGGGTCTGGAACTTGGTCATGGTTGCTGTCCTTCGTGTGCGCCGGGCGGAGTGCCCGGCGCCTGTATCTAACCAGGCCGAGGTCGCCCATAGTCCCAGGTCAGGGGCACATTCTCACCGAGAGCTCGTTGCCCCTGGCACGCTCGCTGAGAAATTCGGCGCGGACCCCGTTACGGGCGGCGGCGGATCGCCATACACAGGTCAGTAGATCGCCGGGATGACCGGGACCGAGGCGACGACGCCCCACCGGGCGAGGGTGGCGGCCACGAGCGGGGAGATGTCGGACGGGCCGCGCCGCTTCCACACCCACGACTCGCCCATCGACCGCTTCGTCGCCGCGAGCACGGCGTCGGCGAGGCGGTAGTCCCCGCGGTGGGAGAGGCGCCGGAACCGGGCGGCGTCGTAGAAGTCGCCGCACGCCCGGGCGAACTCGGGGCCGGGGATGAGGCGGACCTCGACCTGTTCGCGCTCCAGGGCGGGGACGAGGGAAGAGGCGGGGTTGCCCCGGTCGAGGACCACGAGCGCTCCGGCGCGGCGGGCGACCTCGATGGTGCGGGCGGTGAGGCGGTCCACGTCGGACGTGTGCTCGATGACCTCCATCGGCACGACCTCCCGGACGGTCCCGTCCGTGCACATCGTGAGCAGCGCCTCACCCGCGACGACGAGGGCGCCGCGGTCACGCTCCGGGGTCATGTCCACGGCGAGGGCGAGGCGTCCGGCGGGCACGTTCTCATCGAGGCGGCAGGCGTTCCACGTCGCGGCGTCGATCCCGGTGAGCACGTCGATGTCGACCCACTGGTTGAGGTACTCCCGCCGGTACTTGTCGGGGTCGATCCCGTCGAGCGCCATCGCGGACAGGTGGGCGGAGACGACTCCGCCCGGGAGGTCCAGGCTCGGGTTCGCCGCCTCCCACCCCTCCCGGTCGAAGATGTCCGCGCCCTCCTCCGCGGCCCACTCGAACCAGGCCATCGGCGACGCGGGGTTGGCGACCTGGGCCCGCCCGGTCTCCGTGTAGTGGCGGAACAGCACCGACTCGGAGGTCCCGGCGTTCGATGTGATCCAGAGCTGGGCGTGCGTCCGGGCCGCCATCGTCCCGGAGAGGGCGCCGATCACGTCCATCGAGCGGTGCGCGAACGCCTCGTCCACGATCGCCAGGTCCACCGACATCGACCGCCCCGCCTTGTCGTTCGGCGTCACGATGAGGAACACGGAGCCGGTGTCGAGGCGGAGGACCTCCTGCCCGTTGTTCGTGTGAAACTCGATCACCCGGGCGGCGAACGACGGGACGGCGAGGAGGGCGAGACACATCTCCTCCCACTTGCGCCGCGCCGTCTGGCGGTCCTGCGCCGTGTACACGACGGTGCGGCGGCGCCCGAGCAGCTCCATCGCGATGCGAGCCAGCAGCAGCAGCGTCTTGCCGTTCTGGCGGGCCACCGACAGGCCGACGGTGCGGTAGTACGGGAGCCCGGAGGAGTGGACCTCCAGCGCGACGTCGGACACGTGGACCTGCCACGGATGGAAGCGCCAGCCGAGGAGCAGCCCGACCCGGATGAGGAGCGGCCCGCGCGTCGCCCGCCCCGCCCGGCGCGGGGTCCCCCAGCGGGGTTCAGGGTGAGGCGGGGAGGCCTTCAAGCTCACGGGCGACCGCCTCCCACGGGTCCTCCACCGGGGCCGCCGGGACCCCCTGCAGCTCCTCGACGGACACGATGAGGGTGTCGCGCTCCAGGCGGGCGCCCAGCTCCAGGAGGCGGGCCGCGGCGTACGGCGGAATGTCGCCGGGCTCGACGTTCTGGAGGGCGGCGAGGGCCTTCATCATCGCCAGGCGTCCGGCCCGCTGATGACGGTCGTGCATCCCGCGTAGCTCTTCGAGGCGGCGGAGGTCATCGGTCCGGTGGACCTCGTCATCCCACGCCGCGGCCCGGTCCCTCCAATCGTTCCGCCCGGACCAGTCGAGGAGCGTCGTCCGGCGGTCCGTGTCGGTCACGATCACGTCGAACGTGCGGAGCGGCCCGGCGTCGCGGAACCGGCGGAACGCCTCGTACGCCCGGGCGGACTCCCCCGGGCGGCGGTCCCACGGGCGGCGCCCCTCCTCGCTCACCAGACCCTCGACGGCGGCGGGAGACGGCGACGCACCCGGCGGCGGCGCGCCCCCACGAGGCGGGAGCCCTGCCGCTTCTGACACGGCAGGCAGGCCGGGCGGAGCACGCAGCAGCCCGAGCCGGGGCGGTGATCGTGAAGCGCCAGCGGCGGGTCGTGGTCCGCCGAGTCCGCCGGGGCGCCGTCACACGTGAGGCGCAGCCAGCACGGGCGGCCGAGGAGGAGGCGCCGTGCCCGGGCGTACTCCGGGCCGTAGGCGGACCCCCGGCGTGGCATCGCCACGAGCGTACGCGGCCCGTCCGGGAGCGGAGCGGAACGAGCCGGAGAGGTCGCTGTGTGCCCGCGTACGCCTCGCAGACCGGCGGACGGTCCCGGAATGGCCCCGGAACACGGAGGAGCGCCCCGGGTGCCACGGAGGAGGACAGCAACGAGCTACTCCGAGCACGCCAGGGCGCCCGCCGAGCACGGTAGCCGAGGCCGAGCCAGCAGCAGCCGTTTGTGCCACCAACTCGGAGAGAGACTCCCCAGGACTGAGTCCCGGGGAGTTGACGACTGAAAAAATCGGGGTCGGCCCGTCACGATGCGGGGTGGCTGGTGCCTACAACACCCCGACCCCCGGGGGGGGTGGGGGGGTGGGGGGGTGCACCCTGATCGCGCTACGTGTCGAACAGGTGGAGGTCCTCGGGCCGGAACTCCGCGGCGTAGGCCCGGGCCATCTCTGTGACCTCGGCGGCGGTGGGCGGGCGTTGCCCGAAGTTGGTGTCGGTGGGGAGGGCGGCCAGCTCATCGAGGATGGCGGCGAGCTGGAGGTCATCGAGGTAGGACTCGACGTCGTGCCACTCCATCTCGTCGTCGGCGTGGCGGCGCATCCGCAGCTCACCGGTGCGGTCGAGCACGCCGACCTCGACGGTGGTCGGCTCTTCCGTGAACGGGTCCCAGGTGTGCCACGCGTCGTGGTTCGAGGAGTAGGTCCCGGCGCCCCAGATGATGGAGGCGGACCACCCGGTCTCGAAGCGCACGAGGCAGCCCCGGCCACGGTGGAGGTACCCGGTCACGGCGGCGGACTCCAGGTCCTCGCGGAACGTGTTGGCGGGGTCGGCTTGCCAGGTGCGCCCGGCGGCGTGGACCGTGTGCGTCACGGGGTCGAACCTCACGGCGGCGGCGGGAGCTTCGTTGGGTCGAGCACGTACTCCAGTCCGTGGCGGGCGGCGAACACGGCGGGCTTGCCGTTGGCGAGGAGGAGCATGTCGGCCACGGCCTGTAGCTCGGTGACCTCACCCGACAGGAGGCGGTAGCGGCGCGCCATGTAGGCCACGGTGGCGGCACACGCCACGTTCCCGGCGGCGAGCAGGACCACGATGACCCCGAGGGCGGCGCTCACGGTGCGTCGCCCTCGCATGACCGGCGGAACGTGGACAGCTCAGGGTCCCACGCGTACCGGCAGCCCATCCGGTCGAGGAGGTCCGAGAGCGGGTCATCATCAGGTGGGTCGGGGTCGAAGATGGTCGGCTGTTGGCAGTGAGTGCACACCCCGCCGTCGATCACCGCCTCACACAGCCGCATCACGGCGGTCGTCCCGTCGAGCGCGGCGGCGGCCTCAGCGCGCTCCGTGTCACGGACCGGGTAGCCACCCGCGACCCGACCGCGCCACGTGGCGACCGCGTACCACACGGTCGGCGGGCCGTCGTCCTCATCGGAGTAGCCGATGCGGAACGTCTTGGCGCCGGTCCGCTCCAGCAGCTTCACCCCGGCGAGGAACCGGGGATCGAGATGCGGGTCGGTCGGGTTGAGATGCGGGTCAGTCACGGTGCGCCCTCCAGTGCGGCGGCGGCCATCCTCGCCCGGTCGGCGTGGACCACGTTCGACGTGCGCAGCGTCCCGTCGCGCACCGCCTCCGACACGCACGGCTCCCCGCGCCGGGCCGAGCACGTCGAGCACGCCGCGAGGACACACGCCAGGCGGCCTCCCACGGAGCGGGTGTCCCGGGCGCGGCGGACCTCGTCCACGAGCCGGGCCAGAGACAGCCGCTCCGTCACCGCCGGGCCTCCCCGGACTGGCGGGCCAGTTCGGCGAGGAGCTGGTCGGTGTGCCCGATCCAGTCCATGACCGGGCGCAGCATCCCGACCGGGATGAGTCCGTCGCGGCGGGCCGCGTTGAGGATGCCCGCGGCGGCGTCCACCGCCGACAGGTCCGTCATCAACGGGTCCGGCCCGGGCGGCGGCGCGGGCTCCTCCTCGACGGCGAGCACGACCGCCGCTCCGGCCCGCTTGGCGGCGGCCTCCTCCTCGATGGTGCGGAGCACCGTGGCATCGTCGAGTCGGTGGACCTGGCGGAGATGGCGCGGGTAGTTCGTTCGGGTCATCCAGCGGCCGCAGGATCGGCAGGTGACGTTCTTGCCGAGCCCGCGGGCGCCGGGCGGGCGCGGCGGTGCCAGCCCGACCTCGCGGCGGTGGGAGAGCTGATGCGGGCCGATCGCCTGCTTCGAGTCGAACGCCCGGTCACAGACCTGGCAGTGCCAGCGGCCGCCGCGCCGCTCCACGGGGCGGGCGAGCGCGGCGGCGACGGCCTGCGCCTGAAGAGCGGCGCTCATGCCCGCCTCCCGGCGCGCTTGGTGGCGGCCTTCCGGGACGCCTCGATGTGGCGGGTCACCCACATCAGGCGGACCTCATCGGCGGTCGGCTTGTAGTCGTCGCGCCCGTAGAGGTAGCCGTCCGGGTACACGTAGCGGCGCGACACGATCTCACCCGTGTTGGTGCCGATGGTGTCGCGGCGCTCCGTCCCGCACCGCTCGCATCGGCACGTCATCTGCTCCCCGCCGTACGTCGCGACCCAGTCCGAGGGGACGATCATCCACGAGTGGCGGATGAGCCCGTGACACTCCTGGAACTGGCCCCACGTCGGGCCGGGCGCGGACGGCGCGGTGCGGATGTGGCGGGGCGGTGGCGGTGTGTCATCGGGCTGTGGCGGGGCCATCAGGTCTCCTCGGTTGCTGTCCTTCGCCGGGGCGGCGGACGCCTCCCGGTCCCGCGCAGAGTAGCCCGCGACGCGTCGCGCCCCCGGGGTTCACGTTGCGTCAAGCAGGGATGGCTGCGGAGGGCGCGGCGGGGCGGGACGGGTGCACCGACACGGCTGGAGGGTCGTGTACTCGTGGGGCTCACCGAGCACGGTCTCGTAGATCGGCTCGCCGGGCTCGAACCCAGTCCCGCCGCAGTGGACGCACCCGGCGGTCGGCTCGTAGCGGCGACCACCCGGCGCGGGCCGGGAAGCGGTGTCGTAGACCTCCCGGAACCCGGCGACGGTGATGCTCTTCGCCGTGTCCCGGAGACGGGCGTACGCCCGGTTCGCCGCCGGAGCGTCGAGCGCTTCGAGGGCCTGCGTCCACACGTACGCCTTCGGGCCTCCGGGCCACGTGGCGACGAGCAGGTTCACGAGCCGGGCCGCATCGTCAGCGTTCATCGAGAACCTCCAGCGGCCGCAGGAGGCGCGCGAGATGAGACCCACGGTCGCGAGATGACACCCACGCT